ATTCCAGAGTTGATACTTGAAAAATTTTTCAAGATGTTCACAGTATTATCAGAAAGTTTCATAATTAACGACCTCATTTGCTTCAACACGATTATTATATAACGAATCAACCAACTTGTCAACCCTAACGGTCAACTCATCTAACGAACAATTATTATCCATCACAATATCATAATGTGAACCAACCCAAGCCCATTCTGAATAATGAACTTCTGGATATGCATTGCGCATTATTTCTTGTTTGTTATAGATATTGCACTCGCGAGCAAGTGCAAACCATTCTGGATCTTCACCACGACGAACACGAACAATCTTACCACCAGACTTTATGATTGCATTAATCTCGTTTGGAAAACGAACATCAGCAATCACGTGATTGTGCCAAGGATTATTCTCACATCGACGCATTGTTGTATGAACCCAGAGGTCAGGGTGAAATACATCACGACCTGCCTCTGTGCCCATTAGCTGGAGTGCTAATCTTGGTGAGAACTCACGACCGAGTTTTTCTGACCACCATACATCTGGTTGTTCGCGCCATGCTCTGGATTCTAAAGTGTCACCCTCAAGCATGGAGCGATTCCAACCAAAGATTGTGGCACAGGCGTCTTTGACGCTATTTGCAAAACTCTCTTTTTCGAAATCATGACGATCGACCAAGAGATCTGCAACTGTGCCTTTACCTGCTCCAATAAAGCCAATCAAACCTACAATCATAACAAAATCTCTTTATCAGAGAGAGCCAACAAAGTTTGCAACGGCTGGCATATCACCAGTGAATGCATAGGTTCCAATGTGATGCGTCTTCATCCATGGGCACAACCAGATGCTGCCGCCCATGTTACGCCACCACTGGCAGAACATGTAGTCTTCAGACAAGTAACGATCGGAACCCTTGCCGCCATTCACAACGCTATCAATGACTGTATCAAAGTAAGCATGGATATAACGCGAGCCATCGAAGTTTGCCTGACCGACATGATCTGGACGATAACGAAGTTGTGGATATTGTTCTTTAAACTTATCAAACACTTCACGCTTGACCATCATGAAGCCAGTACCGATTTCAAGGACTTCAATTGGTTCAGCAACAGAGAACTTCTCGGTGCCAGGAACTGGATTGAAGACAAAATCTCCAGCCAATTTCTCCATATCACTTGGTTCAATGTTTGGGTGCTTCTTCACGCCTTCCTTGATTGCTCCCCACTTGATCGATTTCTTTGGATATGGACCACCAACAACTTCTTTATCCAAAGCAAGAAGTGCGACGACATCTCGCGGATCAAAGTGAATGTCAGCATCGATAAAGAGCAAATGAGTGAATCCTTCTGCGCGCAAGAATTCGTCAACAAGATAGTTACGAGCGCGAGTGATCAGAGACTCATTAAAGATGAATGAGAATCGAACTTCAATACCATATTGTGAACAAACGGATTGGAGGTCAAGACAGGATTTAACATACATGCCATGGGCAGAACCGCCATACATGGGTGTTGCAACAAATAGTTTATTTTTGCGCAACTGTTCAACAGATACTTCTAACTGCATAATTATTCACTCCAGTTGTAAAATTTTCTAATAACATCAATAATCTTAGACTGATCATCGAGATTTTCGTTGACCATTGTCTCTATATAGTCCATGAGTGTCAACGAACCCATTATATTCGAGATTTTTGTCGCACGAGAATTCTTAAATTTATCGTCTTGATCATCCTTGCGATCCACATGACGCTGTTCTTTGGTATCATGTGACGCAGTTAGAACAAGAACTTTAAAATCATTCGGAAACGATTCCGAAAGTTTATCTAAAAGTTTAGCGTTAAACAAACGATCGCCTTCGAAGATCACGTTCACATTTGCATTTTCATAATCTAATTCCATGAAGAACTTCTCAGCGTCTGGTTGTACAGCCATTGACAAACGATCTGTTCCCTGAAACACATTACCATCATTTGCATATTTGCCAAGAATATACAGATTTAATTTTTCTGAATACATGGCATCAAGAAGTTTCTGTGGCTTACAGATCTTCCAATCATCAGCCATCGAAATCAACTTGAACATCAGAGTAGTCTTGCCAGTTGCTGGCTCACCACCCATCGCAATCACTCTCACCATATAGCCTCCAGTCCTTGTTTCGGGACTTCCTCATCATCAAACATCCAATCTAGTTTTTCTATTCTACCTGTTCTCAAAAAGAAAGTAAACTTTTCTTTGTTGATTTTACTTCTAGGAGCAAGTCTTTCATCTAGTGTCTCATTGCGTGCTTGCCATAAGACGTTCCATTCAATGCCAGCCCAACCATCTTGTTCTGCTTGCATGATTTCTTCAGACTGACGATCGAGATAATATCCAAGATAACGTCCATGGTGTTCACGAAAGATTTTCTTGAACGAACAAAGGCAAGTTTCCATCGTGAAGAAATCAATTTGATTTTTTAAACTAGGGAATCTTCCTCTTGTTTCTTCGAGAATGTCTTTCGCTTTACTTTCAAGGTCATCGCATTCTGCAGCAGTAAGTCTTGTATCGTACTTGTCATCTTCGCCGAGGGCAAGATGCAAGCCATTACGATGTGAGCGAGAGCCAGAATAATCAGAAAGCATGAGAGAAGTAGGTATGCAGTTAATGCCAGCAGTATGAGCGAGATGCTGCATATAAAACCAAGTGGAATAGCGACCAAATTTGTGAAGAGAGTTTTTAAGATTATTCCAAAGGTTGTCGAAAGTCCGTTGTTCGTTGTCTCCATAATAATTCTCCAGCACTTCACGTTGAGTTTTTTTGCCAATAAATTTTTGATAAGATTCGAACATGGCTGGCAAGTGACCTTTGTTCCACTTTGTATCTGTTTGGTATCTGAGTCGTTTATAGTTTGTTGAATTCCACCAAGTGATGCGATCCACAGTGGCGAGTTCATAGTCAGGGAATTCATTTTTTAGAACCCATGCAGTTGGTAGTTGATATGTGTTACCATAAAGCCATGCAAACCACAGACGTTCTTCGTCATTGTGTTCGTATCGCTGGTGTAGATAGTTTGTGCACCATACGGCTGGATCGCAATCGCCATATTTCATGGACCATGCATACCATCTTATAAATTGTTCACGTCTTTCTAAATTCATGCAAACAAATCAACTTGATGAAATAACGCATCACGCAGCCAGTATTTGCCAACTTTATTAATTGCATCTTCAGTCGTGGCTTTCTTTTTCGATCCGAACTTATGGGATTCCAGAGATTCATTTTGCAGTTGTAGTAACACTTTCGAATCAGTCGGCAGCGCAATTGAGGGATCGTCTACTGCGAGTTTCCGAAAGATCAATTGCTCTTCACGATTCTTGAACAGAGGTTGATCAGAGCGTAATGATCCAGTAGGATCAACTGCCCAAAATACAAGACCATTTTTCATATGCCATGTAACAGAACTTGGAGTGCAAGAGATTTTAAGCCGTTTCATGTTCTGCATATTGACAGCGTAATCTACATATTGATCCCAGATCTGCGATGCGTATCCTTTACCCTCGCATCCTTCCGCCGTTACGATCTCATAGAGGTTAGTGTACCTATCTCGATTGAATGTTGCGAAAATAAGCGAGACAATCTTACCATTGTCCTCAAGAATCATTGGCGGAGATTTATCGTAGTTCTTAAATCGAAACCAGAGGCTGTGGGATGCAGAAAGAAACTTCGTGTTCTTTCCTTCTGGCGAATTTCTTATCAAATCTTCTACTTGTTCTTTAGTCGCAAACTTCACTGTTGAAGATCCTTTGCGTTATCAATCAAGATGGTTTTCATATGAAAGATACCCTTTGCAACTGTGATGTATTGATTCATTGGAATCTCATGGGATTCAAACAAATCAGAACGCTTTGCAATATCTTTCGTAGAAGTAATTATAACGCCATTGCGCAAAGAAGTAAAGTAAATTGGACGCTTTCCGTTGCGATAGAAACGTAACTTCTTTTCTTTATACAGTTCAATTACAGCCATTGAGGAATTAGAAAACTCTTCAAGTGGAGATTTATTTGCTTGGAGTGTATGAACAATTAATTCAGAATCATTACGAGTTTTGCATTTGTATCCATAAAGTCGTTCCCAGTTCTCTGGCATCTCTTGACTCACAACGCCATTGTGAACAATAGAAACATTTTCATTCCACAGTGGCTGATTGTAAGCAAGATCAGAGGTTGAATAACGACAATGACCAATTAGATATAGATTGCCGTCTTCATTGACGCATGATTGCAAATCAAATGAATCTAGAAACTTGGTTGCTGGAACAGCGTCAATGCGACTATCAATTTGACCACCCTTGACCCACGACACACCAGTTGCGTGCAATCCGCGAATACTCGACTCGCGGAAAACATTCTCAAGCATGATCAAATCAAGAGAACTTGGATTCTCGATGTAAGCACCAATCACTGCACACATATTAAGCGAACAAATCTTCTAGAGTTGAGATCTTTTCGTATGCTTTTGGATGATACTTTTCAACCATCGCCCTTCCACCAATTCTCTCCAGATAGTCATACCATTCTTGTTCGTCCCACATTCCTTCGGAAATACCATTCCAAAGACGTCGTTGAAGTGGGTGTTCTGGGTTCTTTCGACGTGACTCAACATAATTAAATCGATGATCTTCATATTCTTTACTTCCAAGTTCTAGCATCTTCTCACGCAAGTAACAGACAAGACTGATGCGTTCTGCAACTTCATCATTAACTACAATGGGTGTATTGCCGTGAATGTACTCATGATTATTAACCAACAACAAGTCACCTGGACGTACATTCACAGCAACACGAACTTCTGGAAGAATCAAATATCCACCTGAATAATTACCATTATTTGATAGAACCAGAAGATTACTCAAACCATTTGTAAAGTCGCCAGCATCACGATGTGCTGCTGTTCTGAAAGTCTTGTTCACTGTGATTGTAGTAAATACAGTTTGTGGAACCAGAAATGCTGAATCAATTTTATCTGCTGCTTCGCGTTGAGCGGCATGACGAGTTGGAAGCAACTCAGCGAAACCACGATCAAGTGTTTGCAGAAATGGAAATGACATTTTAAATTTGTCGAACGAATGTTGTGTGTATGCAGTTGCTCGACCGTATGGAATTCGAGGATAACGATCAAACCATCCAGCAATACCAGAATTCACCTGATTGGCATATGTGGTGTCAGAAATATATTTGTTTTCGACTTTGTGTGCTTCTTTCTTTCGCTCTGTGACAGAAAGATTGCTGACATTCTCTAACCAGTTTTCAAAACTAAAGTCATCTTGTTTAACAAGAGCAGACAACCAAACAAGACCGCGTGTTGATTCTTTATTTTGATAAAGTTCGCGAAGTCTATCAATTTCTTCTTTAACATTAATTTTGATTGCAGTATTTTCTGCTTCCTTCTGGAAGAGATCAAACACTTGCATCTGAAATTCTGTCACCCACTCACGACCACCGCACTTCTCACCCTTTGGTCCTGCAGCAAGACCACGATTCTGAGTTGGTGTGGCTGCTTCACGCAAGCCAGTATAAGCAGCCTCTTGTTCTTCCTTGGAGAAGAAGTTTTTACGAAACTTAAATGCAATGCTGCTTTCATCTTCATTATGAAGATAGCAATCTGTGTCTTCGTCGATTAAAACATCATAATGTGATTCATCAAGAAATTGTCCAAGCAGATGCTCACAATCATATTTTGTTTTTGCCACAATAATTTTGGTCATGATATTTTCTCCTCTCATGACATTATATATGCAAAGAATTTAAAAAACAAACTCAGCATTTCAGAAAACCAAATGAAACTGTGGGGGCATTGCACCCCCACAGAATGTTATCACATTTTTAGAATTGCCAGATTAGGCAGTCATCGAGACGTTGATAGCATCACGATAGAGCGTCTTGCGAGCGCGAGCAATCTTACCCTGTTCGAGATACTTCTCGAACTGAGCCGAAGGATTGCCGAGGCGATAGGCAAAAACCTTTTCACCACGCGAATTCGTGACGCGATTGGTGTATACAGAGATACCCTCATTGCGTGCACGATAAGCAAGATCAGCAGCATTGTCAACCTTGAACATGGCGCGAATTTGGCGCGAGGTGACAGTGTTGCCATCGGCAAGATAAGTAACAAACGAATCAAGAGCATTAGACATAAAATATACCTTCACAAAAACCCCTTCAATAATGTTACAAGAGCGGGGCTTATCCTGTAACATGACTCTTATTATATACCAACAAGAGCCAAAAGTAAACTATTGCTTACCAACTAGACTGATAGTAAAAATTCCAATCCTTCTCAGAAAGCAAAAGTGTATCGTTGACAATTTCAACAGTCAACTCAAGGTCGCTGAAATACCAATCATCATACTCAGTGCCTCCAAAAAAGAACCCACTGGTCGACGGCAAGAGTTCTGCAGCAAGAGAACGATTCGCCAAGACCTGTTCGCAGAGATTCTTCAACTCCTCAAGTTTTTCTCTGCTGACATAATATTCTTTGCAATCATCTTCGCCTTCTTGCACTTCTTGCACAAACCAACCATGGATTGCATTTGCCTTTCGCCAATAGCCAACACTAGCAGTAATCTCTTTAATAGGATGACCGTTTTCCTGTGTCAGGTAAACAGCCAACTCGGGAAAGAGATTCATCATCTCTCTCTTCTTTGCGAGGTCGGCTTCGTTGTAATCCGAAAGATACCGCTTCGCATTCAAATACATATCAAGACCCATAATTATTGCTTGTGCCTCTCAGCAAAAGTCTCCATCCAATTTAAAAGATACTGCTTGGCTTCAGTTCGGTTTACACCAAACGCTTCTTGGATATATGGGGCTGCACCAAACATGTTAGTTTCACCAGACTCACGAAGTCTATCCAAGAACACATTGACCTTTTCTTGCATTTTCATTCTAAACTGATCCATATCAGCCTCCATTAATCACAATTTGATTGAGCAATTGAATTCTAGAAGTCATCAAATCAGCTTCAGCAAGAGTCTTGACGACGCGATCAATAACCTGCTGCTCAGTCATTCCTTGAAGCTGATACTCCACCATATCCATTGCAGTCAACACCATTTCTTGCGTTTTACCATTCTTGATCACACGAACGGTAAGATTGCCAGTATTTGGATCATTCATCGTTTCCACTTGAACATCATTTTTCGGTACGACTGGAGCAGTTGCCTCCGCATCAACCTTCGTGTACAGATCCAAGAACGCAGTCTTGGTATCAGTATCGAATCGGTTCAAGCACATCTCGATTGCCTTCAAACGATTGTTGAAGATAGAGAATGCCTTGCTGATATGAACAAGACGACGAGTTGAGATAACTTCATCAACCGCACCATCCGAGAAACTCTTGCGGATGACTTCAGCCCACGTGATAAGACGGTCAATGAACGTCGTGTCAGTGATACCAAGAACAGCGAAATTCTTCTCAAGAATCTTGCGCTCAGTAGCAGCAGGAGGATATTCCTGCTCGACCGTGATGGCGAAACGCTCGAGGAATGCTTCGTTGAGCAAGTTTGTACCGATGAACCGACCATCGTCGCTGCCCTTGCCCTTCGTGTTCGCAGTTGCAATCACGTTGAAGCCAGCAGCAGGGTGGACAACTTCACCAGTCTTTTTGTCAAAGTATGGCTTGCCTTCAAGAATCGGCTGCAAGCACAGAATGTCTTCCGTGCCGAGATCGCACTCGTCAAGCAAGAGCACAGCACCACGACGCATCGCTGTAATCACTGGACCTTCACGACGGATGGTATTGCCATCAACCAATTCATAGGAACCAATCAAGTCAGATTCATCGGTGCGCTTCGTGATATTGACGCGAATCAACTCACGCTTCAACGCAGCACAAACCTGCTCAATCATGAATGTCTTGCCGTTACCTGACAAGCCAGTGATGTAGATAGGATAGAAGATTCGCGACTTGATGATGTCGCGCATGTCGTTGTAGAATCCGAACGGAACATACGTTTCGTTGCGGTCAGGCACAAATGACTCAGTGACATTTTGCGCACGACGGCTGGCAATGTTCACAACTTGCGCAACCATCGCAGCCGCAGCAACAGGGACTTCAGCAGTCTGCTTCGGAGCAGCGATCGCACTGGCAGCACTCGGTACGATGCTGAATTGACCACGAGCAACCTTGCGCTCACGCAGAATAAAATACGGAAAGAATTCAACGTTGTTTTTCTTGTTTTCGCAGAAGGCATTCAGTTCCTTCAACGAGATAGTATCCTTGTCGAAGTGCGCATGCAATCGCTCAAGAATCTCAATCCGAGCCGCATTATCATAATTAGACTTTCTCACATCAGACTCCATTATCAATCTATAGAACTATTATCGCTGAAAAACACACAGGAAACAACAGTAAAAACTCTAATAAAATCAACAACTTACGCAACCGCCAATTCTTCGGCGAGTTTCGTGAGCAGGAGGCGATTACTCTTCTTGCTGCCCACAGTCTTGGAAAATTCGCGAGCCATCTTGTTCTTGTTCATATCGCTGGTGATCTCAAGTTTGTCATCAACGATGTTACTGTTCGGAAGAGCAACATAGAAATACTTGTCATAACCAAGACGATCAACAACAAAGTAATTGTGCTCGCGGAAAGTTTTCTTGGCAGCATCTTGTTCAACATGAGACTTATCAGCAACAAAATGCTTCATGTCACGCTGAATGCCTTTCTTGTTGCCAACATAGAAACCAATATGCTTACAACCAGTCACATCGGCAACCAACTCCGTGATGGCAGATTGCATATCATGGAAATTTGGCAACTTCACTTTCTTCTTGGTCTTTTTGTCAATCAGATACACAACAGACTTGCGACGATCGTCATAGAAACCAGAGTCGCTGCTCATCGGAGGATATGAAAGATGATTGCCACCGTCACCGTCGGTGAGATATACAACGTTGCAAACATCCAACTGATGCTTGTTCTGGAATGCAGTAATGATTCCGCGAGAAGCAAGCAGAGTTTCGAGAAACGGAGTTCCATTCAAGCCAAAGCCAGATGAATCCCAACTGTATGACCAACCACCATGATCTTCATCCTGATTGGTTTGGGGATAATAGCCATATCCATAGCAACGACCATACTCATTGGCAACAACGCACATCGCATTGAACGCACGACGATACTGGACAGGCGACAACGAAGAACCAATCAGATGCTTGAGATGAAACCAACTGCTGCTCATCGTCATGTCAACAGCACGATTAGACACGAAACGATCTTTGTTCACCATCTCGCGCAACTTCTTGTTGCCATAACAATCGTCGCTGAAACCATAAACTTCAAACGGGACTTTGGCAAGTTTACAGAACGACGCAAGCACAAGCATCTGCTCAATCGTGTTGCGAAGAATATCGCCCATCGAACCAGACATGTCAACAAACATGACAAAGCCATGATTCTTGCCCTTCGGTACGACAGTGATCTTGCGGAACAAGTCATTGCTGAAACGATACTTGTGCAGCACATTCATGTTCAACTCACCAGTTCGAGCAGTCTGCGTTCGAGCATACTCGCTGGCTTTCTTGCGCATCTCGAATTCCTTCAAGATATGCATGATGACTTTCTTGTTGTTGGTGTTAAACTTGCGCACACACTTCTGCACAACAGTGTCGTATGAGATACCGTGTTTGCCATAAGTGCGAGTCGGATCAGCAACTTGCTCGCGGAAGAATTTCTCAAGATCACTCACAACTTCCGTGTTCGGAAGAATAATATTCTCAAGAACAGCATCAGGCAATTCATACATGAAGATTTTGCCAGTCTCGTTGACCAATTCCTGCTCGCGCTGGCGGAAATTGCGGTCAGTTACAGACTGCGGTTCACCGTCATCTTCTTGTTCTTCTTCAGCGCCTTCGCCAGGACTGTATTGATCGCTGCTAGCATCGTCTTCGTCTTCAGACTCAGTTTGATCCTGCGAATCTTCAGCGTCAGTGCCGTCTGATTCTTCGTCTAGGTCAGAGTCATCGTTGCCGTCGATGTCGTCTTCATAGTCAGAATTGTCATCGATGTCATCGAACTCGCCAGAATCTTCTTGAGTCTCTTGACGCTCATTGCGCATCTGCTCTTGAAGGTCTTGCTGATTCTGAACCTTATTTTGTTCATTCTGCTTCGTGTAATCATACACACGTCGAGCAATATCAACAACTTGATCCCATGTTTCAACAGCCTCAACTTCGCGAACAATCTCGCGCTCAAAGTCATTGAATTCAACAATGACATGTGAACCCATCTTGAAGCGCAGGTTGATGCGGTCAATTAGATTGAGCGTGTTGAGGTCTTCGAGTTTCTTGATGCCGAAGAAATCGCGCTCATACAATGACGCATATGCACGCGCAAAAGACTTGGAAAGTCCAGGGAATTTGCGCTTGACCAGTTTCTCAATGCGCGCATCTTCGATGACGTTCAAGAAATCTTTGAATTTCTTTTCAGTTGCAGCAACTTCATTATGCCAGCCCTGCTGCGGAGTGTTCAGAGCATGACCAACTTCGTGACCAGTCAGCAAGTCATACAAGTCGCCATCCATGTCCTTCCAGACAGGCAGCACCATCGTACGATTCTTGAGGTCGAAGTATGCGGTCTTGACATTTTGGTGCGAGACCGTGATATTCTCGCTCGCCAAGAGTTTGGCGAGGATAGACTTGGAAGCCTGGATATTCATATTCATAGAACCATTATAGAATAAAAGTTCCTGGAATACAACAGAAAAAACTCTAATAAAATCAATAACTTACGTCAACCCACTCTATAGACGAATTTCTCGGGCGTTTTTTCCACTGACTCTTGTGGTCCCAGCATAGAAGAATCAAGAATTCTAACTTCTGGTTCTTGTTTCTTCAATTGCAGACCAGAAGACTGCTCTATCAGATGTTCTCGTTCTTGCGCAACCTTCTCAGAAATTCGATTCATTTTCTTCACATTAGACTTCACTTTCTTTTTCGCAATGTCTAACTTAATTCTGCTCACTCTATCAGTATACACTATACCATCCAAATGGTCAAGTTCATGTTGTAAACACACTGCGGTGAGTCCTGTTAATTCTTGCTCAACAAACTGACCACCAATTGCTTGAAATCTCACCTTAACAGTTTTATATCTTGGAATCTTCAAGAATAATCCAGGATAACTTAAACATCCTTCGCTGAATTGAGTATTCAATTCTTCAGAGCGTTCTATAATTTCTGGATTGAACATTGTCCAAATTTCTTTGCCCATGTTCAACGCACAAACTCTAACATCCAAACCAACTTGATTGGCTGACAAGCCAAGACCTTGCAATCTTTCTAGACTCTCAGCCATAGAGAATGCAATGTATGCCGCTTTATCTTTTGATTTTTCGTCATCGAAAACATATGGCTTTGTTGGCTGTCTCAAAATAGGATCATAAAAATCTACAAGTTTGTAAACTTCATAATCAACTAGATTGCCGTTGTATAACTTTACATTCTTTGACATGATTACACCACCTGCGAGAAGTTCTTAACCTTCGCGAATCGTATTGTATGTTTAAACTTATCAACCATTTGATCAGTCTTGTGTGTGATAACAAAAATATTTGCATCATCATTCATCATATATATCAACTTCATAAATTCTTCAGTACCATTAATGTCAAGAGAACCATCAAAGACCTCGTCGAAGATGAGCAGATTCGTATTGACACTGTTCTTTAATTTGGCGACCGACCTCCAGGTAAACAACAGTGCTAGATCAATACGTTTCTTTTCACCTTCTGAGAAGTTTTCATAACTGAAATCATCTCGGTGACGAGACTTGATGGTCTCCTTGAACTCCTCGTCAATGTTGAAGTTGACAAAGAAGTCCATCGCAGCCAAATACTTATTTACCAGTTTGTTTATGACTGGAACGTACTGCTTAATGATTTTCGACTTAATCCCGCCATCTTTAAGCAACTGCGCGACAATATCGTAGTTTTGTGTTTGTTCAGATACTTCTTTTCGTTTATCGTTAAATCCTTGCAATGCATTGAGTAATGTTTTGCTTTGCGCCTTAAACTCATCGCTCATGGCTGGTTTATTTTCTATCTCGGCAATTTCATCCTCAAGTTTCTTAACATACTTTCGAATCTGGCTACGAGAAGTATTAATGCGGACAAGATCTTGTTCAAGAGTCTGAAGTTGCTTTTGCGTTGCTTTAATGTTATTGATTCGACGTAGAACGGCATCACTCTCTTCCTTTAGTTTTGTTAGACCTTCAGTTAGTTCTGTAATTTTACTGTTGCATGTGTGTACTTTTTCTTCTTTGTTATTGATAGCCTGATCGCAGGTTGGACAAGTCGAATTTACAGAATAGAACTCGATGTCTTTCTCGAGTTTCTGAATATTCCCTTCGATCTTGGCTTCAAGGTTGTTTAGTTTTTGAAACTTCTTTGTTGTTGAATCTTCATCAGTTGTTTCGTTTACTAGGTTGTCAATTTCAACTTCTTTTGATGTTGCATCGTTTTCAAGTTGCGAGAGTGATGCCGTATTCTCTACTACTTCTTGTTTCTTTGCATCTACTAGTTCTTTGGTATTCTTTTTGAGTTCGTCTAGATGTTTCTTGTGTAATTCGATTTTATCTTTTGTGTTATCAATCTGAATCTTGAGTTGCGCGGCTTCATCTTTAAGTGCGTGTATTTTACTTTTTACAATCACATTCATGGAACTAAAAATCTGGATATCAAGCAGATCTTCAATCACTGTTCTACGGTCCGCCGCTGACAACTGCATGAATGGAGTAAAGTTTGTTGATCCAAGAATGACAATCTGTGTGAATGATTTGTAGTTCATCTTCAGAATCAATTTTTCCAAATGATCCTGATAATCTTTTGCTTTGGCGTCTTGGTTTAATAAACTACCATCAACATAGATCTCAAAGACATTTGGCTTGATACCACGAATGACTTTATATTCTTTCTTGTTGATAGAAAACTCAACCTCAACAACGCATTCTTTTTCGTTGACTGAGTTTACAAGTTGAGGTTTGTTAATATTGCGGAATGGTTTACCGAATAATGAGAATGTGATGGCGTCAAGAAATGTTGACTTACCCGCACCATTCTCACCGACAATCAATGTCGTTGCATTTTCATTCAAAGGAATTTCAGTAAAGATATTTCCAGTTGATAGAAAATTTTTGTATCTTACTTTCTTAAAAAGAATCACGTTGTCTCCATAGACAATGCTTCATTGTACACATCACGCAGAACAGTTTTAATCTTATCTGATTCCACAGGTAAAGACAAGCCATCAACATACTTATTCAGGATTGTCATTGTGTCTTCTGCTTGATCGATATCAACCTCAACATTATCTGTGATCTCAGAAAAGTCTTCAACAACAGACACTTCGAGAGGATTTACCTTTGCGATTGAATCTAACAGAGTGTCAAACAAGAAAGTGTTATTGCGTTTCTCAACAACAATCTTCACAAACTTGTTATTTAAATTTGCATAATCGGCATTGACAATATCATTATAGAACAATTCATCATCGTTGTACTTAATCTTATGGAACATCTTCTCGGGATTTGGAATGAAAGTCAGTTCACGAGTTTCAGTATCAAAAATATGAAACCCACGCTCATCATTATAATCAGCCCAAGTCATTTCGCCAGGAGTGCCAACGTATACAATACTGCCGCTGTTGCTCTTGTGATGGAAGTGACCAGAAAGAACAAGATCGTATTTGTTTAGAATGCTTGGATCCATACCTTCATGACAGACATTGCCACGATCCATCTCAAAGCCAGCAAGTTCAAAGTGACCAAAGCAAACTTGATTCTGGCTGCGCTTAATGAAGTCCATGATCTCAAGTTCATTATCTTTGCAGATCCATGGAATAATATCAACACCATCCCAAGCAGTTGGCTCATCATAAAGTTTGACATGATGAGCATAATCCCGCAAGAGCAAGTCTGGCGAGTTTACTTCGAGGGTATTCTTAAAGAAGATATCGTGATTGCCAAGTAATACATGGCATTGAATATCATGCTTTACAAGTTGATCAAAAAAATAATTACGGCAAAGAGCAAGAGACTGAAAAGAGATATACTTCCGACGATCAAATAAGTCACCCAGTTGAAATACGGTCCTAATTCCATGGTCCACCAAATACGGAAAAAATGTATTTAGATAGAAGTCTTTATAATGATTGTGGAACGCAATAGAGTCACCGCGCATTCCAAAATGGGTATCACCCAGGATTGCTATCTTCATCTACAAATTTCTCCAGCCCAACTTTCTTGGCTTTCTTATTCTTTCTTGAATTCTCGTAGTTTACGATAAATTCAGAAATATTATCATACAACTCAAATTGTCTGAATGTTCCATCTTCCGTTTCATTCAGTTCAAATTCATCAAGAATGCCAGCAGTCTCAGTCGCCTTGTACTTAACGTATAACTGCTTCTTTTCCTTTTGAATGCGGCGTAAGAATGCATAATATACTATTTGAGTGAAATAGGCAAATGGATTGCTTGATTTCGCTGGATCAAAATTGTCAACGTACATTACGCAGTTTTCAATTGCGTCAGCGACCATTTCGTCTCTAAAGGTATACGACAAGAAGTTTGGCTTGTGAGAAAGATTCTCAGCGATCTTCATGAAGCATTCAGCAACATAGCGAGGAATCTGAGGCTTTGGGTTGCCTTGTCTCTTTGCTTTTCGAATTGCTGTGCGATATGCAGTCATTTCCTTGAGGAAATCCTTGTTATTAATATAGTGATTCTTTGCCATAATTAGTGTACTGGTTTGTCTTTCTTTGATTGTAATGCTTCCATAATGGAAACGACTTTGTCAACATTTTCTTGAGTTTTATCGAACCCTTTAGCCTTTTTCTTTTCTGGCGATTTTAGTTTAGTTTCATTGTTATAGAAATAATCGGCGACGTATTCGTATTGCTCAACGAAGTCTTCTTTTACTGGAGTTGCAAATAATACTTCTTCAGTGTAGAATTCAACTTCTCTAATTTTAATTACAGATTGAGGAAGATATTCTTGCATTGCTAAAATCTGACGACCTTCATCGAAAAGAGTTTCAATTTCAATTCGCAGTGGAAGTTCTACAACAATATATCCTTCTTCATAAGTCACATATCCAATGAGGTCATCTGGGATTGATCGTAAGCGAACAAATTTAAGTTCGCCTCTAGGTTTATATTCTACTGGATCTTCTGACATTAATTTATCCTTACGTTATTCGTTGTGAAAGGAAATTTTTCTTCGCTGTAGATCTTCACTCGTTCCTCATAGTGTTTCAATGTGAAGTTTGTATAGGGACCATAACGCAAATCATCAGCGATATCGTAAAGTGTAGCAGCGTCTTTGTTTTCACCCAAACGCAGTACACGACCAATGGATTGAAGAGCGCGAATTTTACTCTTGGTTGGAGAGGAGAAGATAATATTATGTAGGTTACGGATATTCACACCTGTTGAAAATGTACCATAACTTGCCACAATGATCGCATCAGTTTCCTGTTCAGTGATATGTCTCACTGCTTCGCGATCTTCAGCCTCAACCCCACCATGAATAAAAAAGACTTTGCGATTGCCAGCCCTCTCTTGTATCCACTCGAATAATAGTTTACCGTGTTTTTCGACATAAGTAAATAAAACTAGTGTATTTCCATTAAGGTTAAGAGCAAGATCAGTAATGAATTTGTTTCTACCTTCATGTTGTGTCAGAAAGTTCATCTCATCAGGATAAGTAAATCCTTTGACAGTCTTACATACAATCTCAGGATACTTCAGCACAATACACTTGATACTAAAGTTAGCCAACTGCTTGCGTTCAATGAGTTCTTTTGTTGAGATAACTTTAAATGTTGGACCAAACAAACCCTCAAGAACTAACTTGTTTATCTTACTATCATCAAGTGTTCCTGTTGTGCCAATACGCACATCGCAATTGATTAATTTAGTCATGATGCTTGTCAGCGACTTGGCTTTGAAGGTATGTGCTTCGTCACCGATAATAAAATCAAACTGCGTGAAGTATTTCTTTGGCATGTCGTAGATACTTTGCCAAGTAGAGATAATCAAGTCAGTATCTGGTATTTTACTTTCGCCGCCAAATATCTTTTGGCAATATTTGTCTACATCCCAGCCATTGTTGCTGGAATAGTTTTTAAAGTCAGAATGCATCTGAGTGACGAGATTAATCGTAGGAACAATCAACAATCCGCGCTTCTTACCACTATTCAACAAGTGGCGAATCATCATATAGATGATTAGCGATTTTCCTGACGCTGTAGGTGAAATGAGTATAGTTCTCTTCTTCGTAAGTCCGACGCTAGAAGCGAGCAACTGATAATCTCTCGGCTCCATTGGAAGTGATAGAGCAGTTGCAAGATTTTTTGTGTCAATCGGGTGAACGTCTTTTTCTTCATCGAGGTATTCAAAGCCATAATTGCTATCCTTGCAAAACTTTTTGATATACGGAACAAGACCAACATAGATCTGTTTGGTGTTTGTATTTAACAGACGAATCTTACCATCCCAGTATTTGTTTCGAAAGGCTGGTGAAAATTGATATCCTGGAGTTGTGAATGTAAAGAAATCAGACATCTCTCGAATGATGCCATCGTCAGCATGAACCTGAACATAAACATTACTGACTTTTTCAACCACAACGTGTTCAATCATCGAGCACCTTGGATAAACTTCTCCCAACCCATGTACTCTTTCAATTGCCATGTGCGATTGTTAAGTTCTTTCATGACATTGGTGCAAAAGTTTGCAGACTCTTCGTGATATGCTTTCTTGCGTTTGAGTTTGTTTAGATCATCATCGCCATCAAGATAAACTTGCATATCTGATTTAAGAGTGAATCGAAATGGCTCCCAACCAAGTTTATCCAATTCATCTTGGTCTAACTTGCCACTGTAGTACATCCACTTGAGTTTCTTTAATTTGTCAAACTCAAGTGATGCTCGTTTGGCTGCAAGATTGTGCAGTGACAAGTATTTGTTATACTTGTTGTGAATCAATGGAATACGCAAGATCTCTTTGCCAGGTTCCGTAGTGTCTACTTCGGAATCCTTTTCCCATTGCTGCATTAATTCTTCGAGAGGAGGTGTTTCTATCTTCATGACAATATCATATAACAATCAATTCAAAAAAACAAACTATTGTATAGTTGTTATTGCTCAAATTAACCAGTATACTACCTATGTCTGGTTTCGGCGGGATACTTTAAGTCTCTATATTCTCTCATAGTTATAATAAGAGAATCTAAACGTGGCGTCTGCCGTCATGATATTTTCTGCAGTGTCGCCAGTGCTAAATGTGATTGTTGAAAGACTTGTAGGAAACACATCAGCAAATTTAATTCTGAAACTTGGATTATTTTTGTTTGTGAAGAATGTCAATGACGCATCAGAATATACTGGTGGCTGTCTTGTAAGATTGCTTCTTGCAACGACTCCAGGTGATTGTCTTGATAAGTTCACATATTCTTCGAAGTTTGTTGGAAAGGTTAGTCCGCGAATCCAATCATGAATTTCAGTCCACGTTTCAAGATCTTCGTTGATCAAGAACGTTACATTGAATGTATCATAGATGAGTTTCTCTCCAGGATGATACAAATCAATAAATGGTGTTGGACGAACAATTTCTGTTAGTGATATTCCAGGAAAATTTGCAGATTGACAAAAATAAGTCAATCCGCGAAGACGCTCAAATGTAACTCTAAACTTTGTACTTTGCAATAAATTAATATTGCTTGGATTTCGGTTTAATGCAGTCATGCGTCATTTCCTTGGTGAATACAATTATTTATACAAAAAAAAGAGGGGGCTTTGCAGCCCCCTCTCCAGTTTTTTACCTTATTGTTTTTATACAGTCGGTAATAACTATTACTGGTTGATATTCTCAACCTGGAAGCGACGGTAGTACATATTCGTGTTGTTTGCGAGTACACCGAGACCTGCTCCTGTTGCGAATGGATTTGCAACGAGACCGTAACGAGTCTTGAATCCAACTTTTGGTTGGTAAGTCGTTGGGTCGATTGCGCGTACCATTTGTAGCGGAACGTATGGGCAGTAGAACAAGCCAGCGTCATAAGGATTTGCACCCTTATAGCCAACAACAACGTAGTCTGTGCCAGTTACAGAATATGGGTCAACATAAACTTTGATACGACCGAATAGTGTACCAGCGAATGTGTTGCCTGTATCGTCAACTGCTAGATTTGTGTTGTTTGACAATGCTGAGTTGTAGTCTAGAAGACCTGTCATTGCAAGAGCTGATGCAACATCCGTTGATAGGATGAGGATGTTACCCTTACCGCGACGTGTGTCTTTAGCAATCTTATTAGCTGCTCTTTCAACAGCAAACAAAATTGACTTATACTTTTCAACTTGCCAGCGACCTGATGTGCCATTGTTTGCAGCATCGAGGTTTAGGTTCATTGTTGCTGTTGCAGCACTTACGATACCTACGTTTGAAGTTGCATAGATCGTACGAACAACTTCGCGGTTGATTTCTGCGAGAATTTCAGTTGACAAAATATTTGTCAATTCTGTTTCTGCGTCTAGACCGTGAATTGCCTTTAGATCTTGTGCAAGTTCTAGCGTGTAAGCTGCTTGCAAGCCACGTGACTTGGCTGTTACAGCAACGCGATCGATTTGGAAACCCATGTAAGCAAGGGTCTTGTCTTCGAAGTTTGCTGTTGAATCGCCTGTACCAGTGTTTGCAAGTTCATACTTGGCAATGTTTGCGCTCAATGTTGCAAGTGGAGCAGCTCCAGCGACACCAGCGAATCCAGTGTTTGCTTCATTGTAGAGTGCTTCGCCTGTAACGTATGTTGCGTTTGCGTATTGTGAGCGCATTGCGAAAATCAAACCTGTTGGACCTGTCATTGGCTGAACGCCGCAGATGTCATAAGCCATTAGGTTTGGAAGTGCGCGGCGGACTAGACCAATTAGAACTGGGTCAAAGCCAGCAACAACTGCGCCTGATGCAGATGCGAGACCGTTTACGCCAGCACCCATTGCGTTAGCAGGTGATGCTTCCCATAGGTTTTGCATTGAACGGGCTTCTTCTTGTAGAGCACGCTCTTGATTTTCAAGAACGAGAGCAGTAACAGCACGCTTGTAGTTGTCTGTGATTGCTGGGAGTTCTGGGTGATCAAGAACTGGTGCCCACTTCTTTGCATATGTTTCGTTAATATACATGATAGTGTTTCCTCAGTTAAATTAAATTAGGCTTTTGGAGCCGTTTTTGATAGAGACTTAACATAATGTGCCATTAGACCATGAACTTGTGCTACTTCCTGGGTTTCTTCGGAAACCGTCGTTTCCTCAACAGCCTTAACCTCACTCATCACTTTATTGGCTGGGAAATAGTTCTCGCGAATTACTGCGAGCTTATTATTAAACTCACCCTCTGTGGTGAACTCCACGCCCTCTGCGAGCGATATCATTTTGCCGATTTGTACTTCGGTTAGACCTTCACAAATCTTGCGAATTGCTTCGTGCTTCTTTGCAGCATTTAGTTCTTCAGTCAAAGACTTAATCTTTGATGCTGCTTCTTCTTCAGTGGCTGTTAGGCTTTCTTCAAGTTCAACAACCTTAACTGCTAGTTCTTCTGCTACATCAACCTTCTCATCTGGAATTTCAATGTAGTGCTCAGCGAATAGATTCTTTAGACCGCCGATGAAGTCATCAACGAGTTCTGCGCGAAGACCTGATTCAATAGCAACTTGATTATCTTCAACCCATTGTTCAACAACGTAGTTTAGATATTGATCAACTTGTTCTGATAGATCGTTCTTGATTGTTTCTACAGCTTCTGCGATAATTGTTTCGTTATCAGCAATAACATCTTCGACAATCTTTTCAACACGTGATTGAACAGCTGCTTCAAAAATTGTTGTTGCTTTTGTGCGGAATTCTTCTGATAGTGATTCACCATTGAAGAGAGCGTCGACATCTTCTACCATTGAGCCTTTATGCTTGGCGACCATGTCCATCTTCATTTTCTTCTTGGCTTCAACTAGTTCTTCTTCAGAAATTTCATCAACTTCTTCAGTTGCTTCAGCTGAGATTTCTGCAGTTTCTTCTTCCGAAGACTCTTCTGCTACAACTTCAGCAGTCTCAGAAGTTTCTGTTTCTTCCATAGCCTGTGTTTTTGCAGTCTTTGCGTCGCCCTTTGCGGCTGGCTTTGATGCCTCGCCCGCAGCTGCTGCTACTTTCTTACCAACTTCACCACCATCTGGGGTTTCAGCTGTTGCGCCACCGAGATCAACCATCTCGCCTTCTGGTTTCTGCATTGGATCCTTTGCAGCATTCATTGATGCTTTTAGAATTTCAGCAGCGGATTCTGAT